GAACGATAATGAATTAGGAAATTGTTGTATTCAAGGTCCTCCATGTGATTGTGTTCAAAATGTGAACAGATCGACTTGTCAGAATTTAAATGGATTCTTTAGTACATCATATTCATGTGCAGATTGTCTAGAGGATTGTGAAGCATCCAATGGAGGCAATGGAGAAGGAAATGGTGGGAACGGAGGAGGAGACTCTTGCATTTCAGATGATACAACAGATAGAGGGGCGTGCTGCAGAGTATTTACTTGTGCAAATAATGAAAAGAAATATGAATGTGTCTGCAGAAAGAAAAGCTTATGCCAAGCGTTAGGTGGAGAGTTTCATAAAGATTTTTATGTTAATGAAGTTCCTTGTGGTCCAAATAATGTTCAAGGTAATTGTTGCTTTAGAGGAGCAGCACCCGGTAAACCACCTTTTGCTACTCAATGCATAGAAAATTGGACAAATCAAGAATGTTTCACTTGTATAAGAGTAGACGAAAGCGATCAATGTATTGAATACAGTGATGGAGGATTTAACGGTACTTCGTATGGTTATAACAATAGATGGTCCCAAACAATGGGATGTTCTACCGTATGCACTTGCTAAATAAAATAAATGACAATATACTCTAAAAATACTGGTAGAAGTTTACCAAAAACACTAACAATGTTTCAGGGTGGATTGTTTATTGGAGCATTCTACCCCGGTCCTCCAATAACAAATACCAGTAGTGACTTATATGGAAATAAAAACACTGGTGCTCCGCGTTTATATAAAACATTTTCGGATGGCGAAGGAACAAAGAGTGGTTCATGGGGTATTATAATAAGTCCAGTTGATTATATTCCATCATCATACGCAAATTTTTATAATAAAAATGAACAATTTTTAAAACAATCATCATATGATGGATTGTATAATGTTGATACTCAACTAAAATTTTACTTTAATATGAGAAGAAATTTTAAGTATGGTGGATACACGGACTGGTATATTCCGAGTGTAGATGAGCTTGCATTTATTTCAAATAACTTACCTATAGGTTATTATATTTCAAGAGACTTCAATGCTTTTCAATCGAATGTTTATAGAAGTTCAACAATATCTTTACAAACTACAGTGCCATTTTTCTTTGCACAGTCATTTTCGAAAGATACATATGGTACTGTCGTGAATGTCAACGGAGAATCGGGTGACACTGGAATACGACCTATCAGAAGAATTGAAATATTATAAGGGGAAATTATGGCTGATGAAGTGAAAAAACAAGGTTGTGGTTGCGGTAAAAAGAAAGAACAAACTGAACCAGCAAAAGAACAATTCAGGTCTGTTGTGAGCGAACAAAAGGGAACCACGGAAATAAAAAAAAACTTGACAATGGTTCAGAATTTCGCTTCAGCAATAGCTTCAAGAGGAATAACCAATAAAAAAATAGCTCCCACCGAAAAAAGACTGCGTGTTTTGAGTTGTTTCGGAAATAGACACACAGGTGGACAACTTCCTCCCTGTGAGCATCTGAAGAATAGTTCGACTGAAGGAAAATATTTCTGTGGTGGTTGTGGTTGCGGCGATAAACCAATGACTTGGTTGTTGGCAGAGGGAGATAGCTATTCTAAGCTAGATTATCCAAAACTACACTGTCCCCTGAAAATGCCAGGATTCACAAATTATGAGAAATCGTCTCCAGACGAGGCTTTGCCTCCAATAACAAGACGATTTTACATTGAAAACATGCCAATGGCTGAGGTAGAGAAGGTTTCTGTGACATCCCCGGAAGTTGCAGTAAATACAAATCAAGAAAATAAAAATCCTGAAGAACAAAAACAATAAATAATTCCGGTGAACTATGCCGGATATAAAATCAAGACAAGAATTAATCGAGTACGCTTTCCGAAAACTGGGTAAACCCGTTATCGACATAAATGTCGATTGGGAACAAGCCGAGGATCGTCTAGACGAGGCTCTGCAGCTCTTTGCTGAGAGGCACTTCGATGGAGTGATCGTTGGCTATCTCCCCTATACGGTCACTGAGGAGGACAATGCGAGGAGGTATATCAATACCGATAGCATAGGTCCTTTAAGTGGCATAACAGGGGATAGCCCATCGGGGAAGGATATCGTAAGTGTTGTACGAATATTCCCATATGACCCATTGAGCATGTCAAACAGCATGTTTAATATCAAATACCAATGGGCATTGACTGATTATTTCCAGATAAACCGTGGTTTATACGGTGTACAAGATTTACCAATTGCAAATTATGATTTAGCCATGCGTTATATTACACTGATGAATCAATACTTTTCTCCCGAGAAAAGCATCACATTTACAAAAACTATGAACAGAATTTATATAAACAGTGACTGGAGCACTGATATGAAAGCTGGTCAAAATTTGATGTTTGAAGCATACTTTGCACTTGATCCTGAAAAATTCCCAGAAATATACAACGATAGAATGCTGAAAAAATATTTTGTTCAGTTAATAAAAAGACAATGGGGACAAAATCTTTCCAAGTTTGAAAATGTCCAATTGCCCGGCGGTGGAACTCTCAGGGGTGAAAAGATATATCTGGAAGCACAGGGAGAAATAGATCGAATTGAAGCAGAAATATTAACTGCATATGAAGGACCCCCGTTCTTCCAGATGGGATAATCATGGCAACCAATCCATTCTTCAATCAAAAATTTCCTGCAGAACAGAATCTAATAGAAGATCTTACAGTAGAAACTATTAGAATGATGGGGCAAGATATGATTTATGTCCCCCGGGAAATGATCAGTGAAGATAAAATTTTTGGCGAAGCTGGTAAATATAAATTTAAAGATGCATTTCCAATTGAAATGTATATTGAATCGGTAAATGGATTTGAAGGCCAAGAAGATATTATGTCTAAATTTGGAATTCAAGTCAAAGATAAAGTTACTTTGGTTGTAGCCAGAAAAAGATTCGAAAAAGAAGTATCAGAAAAAAGAACAGATATAAAAAGACCAAGAGAAGGAGATTTAATTTATTTCCCCCTCAGTAACGGTCTATTTGAAATAAATTTTACAGAGCATGAAAATCCATTTTATGTTCTTGGTAAATTATATGTTTACAAGTTGACATGTGAACTGTTTACTTATGACCATTCAATTATGGATACTGGTGTAACCGAAATAGATGCTCTTGAAGATGAAAGTCACAGAAAGACTGTGGAAATGATTCTTACTGGTATTACTGGAATATCGGCAGTGTCGTTCTACGAAGGGGAAACTGCTGGTCAATACAATATAGTTCCGGGACAAACCGGTGTGGTTGGAAATACACTAATTGCACAAGGAACAGTGGTCAATTACGATGCATCCTCGAAGAGATTGTCCATAACTACTGATGATACATTCATAACCTCACAAACAACGATAATCAAGGGAATGGATTCAAATGCAAGATGGTACTTGTTTGGCTTGACTGCATCAAACACCCTAATTCCCAAGAATGCAGTAACAGAAGAAAATTATGGTGATAATGATATTACATCACTGAAAGCGAAAAAGGATGATATTATTAGCTATTGCGAAACTGATCCTTTTTCTGAAGGGAAATTTTAGGTGAAACATGACATTCGAAAAAATAAGTGAGTCCTTGGGTATTCCATTCGTATCTGAGAAAAAAGAAGAAACAAATATAACTAAAATAGAAATTGACCAATCTAAGCAATTAGAAGTAGATTTTCAACAAGTCCGAAAAAATTTAAAAACTTTAGTATCCACGGGCGAAGATGCAATTCAAGGAATATTGAAAGTTGCTCAAGAGGGGGATTCTCCGAGAGCATATGAAGTTGCTGCCGCGATGATAAAAACCGTATCCGAAGTCAATAAAGACATAATTGAAATGCATCATAAAATGAAACAAATTGAAAAACCAAATGTGATAGAAAAAAATACAACCAACAATTCAATATATGTTGGCTCTACTTCTGATCTACAGGATTTGATAAACACAACAAGAAGTAGAAAAAAAGTCTTAAAGGATGATTCTACAGAAAATGGCTAAAAGATCTCTACATGGCTATCGTGATAATGTTAATCTAAAACCACACGGAGTAAAAATTGATTTTACTCCAGAACAAGTTGAAGAATATGTTAAATGTGGTTCTGATCCGATGTACTTTGCGAAAAAGTATATTAAGGCAGTGTCATTGAATGAGGGATTGATTCCATATCATCCATATCCATATCAAGAAAAAATTATTAAAACAATACACGAAAATAGATTCGTGATATGCAAACTCCCTCGCCAGAGTGGAAAAACTTTGACCATGTGTGCTTATTTGCTTTGGGTAGTGTTATTTAATCAAGACATGAATGTTGCGGTACTGGCAAATAAAAAAACTATAGCATATGAAATTTTAGATAGAATTAAAAATGCATATCAATATGTTCCAAAATGGCTCCAGCAAGGAGTCATGGAATGGAATAAGGGATCTATTGTTTTGGAAAATGGATCGAGGATAATATCATCCGCAACAAGCTCCTCCGCAGTGCGTGGTCTATCGGTAAATATCATATATTTGGACGAATTTGCCCACATTCCAAATAACATAGCGGAAGACTTTTTTTCCAGCGTGTATCCCACCATTTCAGCAGGAAAAGATACAAAAGTATTGATAACCAGCACCCCAAAAGGATTAAACAAATTTTATAGCCTCTGGAAAGGTGCGACCCGCAAACCCGGAGAAGAAGGGAAAAATGAATTTATTCCCATCGAAGTTTCTTGGAGAGATGTACCAAAATATCCAGGTGGTCCTCTCCGAGACAATGTATGGATGAAGGAAACGATTGCAAATACTAGTGAAGAGCAGTTTAATCAAGAATATAATACAGAGTTCTTAGGATCTACAAATACGCTCATATCGACATCAAAATTAAGCCAATTGACATGGGACACCCCTATAAAGAAAACAAAAGATGGGTTATGGATTTATGAACAGCCCAAACCCGGTCATATTTACTCAATGACAGTCGATGTCGCTAGAGGATTGGGTAAAGATTATAGCACCTTTATTGTTTTTGACTCTTCTGTTTCCCCTTACAAAATAGTCGCTAAGTTTAGAAATAATATAATTCCTCCCTTGGTTTATCCAAATATAATAGAATCCGTTGCCAGACTGTACAACGATGCGTGGATATTAGTAGAAACAAATGACATCGGTGGTCAGGTTGTAGATATTTTACATCATGAGTTAGAATATGAAAATATTGTAACTACTGTGTCCAAGGGTAGAAAAGGACAGGTTGTTAGCGGAGGATTTGGTCGCGGAAACAAATTAATGGGAATTAAAACTACCCAGTCTATTAAAAAGACTGGATGCTCCATTCTCAAAAACCTAGTTGAGCACGAAAGACTTATAATAAATGACATACATATTATTGAAGAATTGATGACATTCGTAGCCCATGCCGAAGTGCAATGGAAAGCAGAGGATGGACATACGGATGACTTGGTGATGTGCCTAATATTCTTTGCTTGGTTGTGTCGCCAGTCATATTTTAAAGATATGACCGCAATAGACATACGAAAAGGAATGTTTGATGAGGAATTACAAGAACTTGAAAACGATTTGACCCCCTTTGGATTCATTTCTTCTCATAATAATGGGGAGGAAGATACTATTTTGGATGACGATGGTATATGGAAATCTGCAAAAAAGTAAAAAAACTAAATATTCAAGAATAAATCGAAGGAGATAAAATGGCAGCACCAAATGTTACAATTAAAATTGCCGACGAGAGTTTTATAGCCTCTGGATCTGAAAATATTTCAAATACCGTAGGCGCAGCATTTTCTCAATTAAGTAATAATTTACTAATTTTATTGGGAACAACCGCAGAAATAAATGCTGGTTATATG